GTTTTATATCGTAGCTATTTCCGTAGCTATTTCCGTAGCTACTTCCTGAAACTGTTTTTGGTTCTGTAGTGGCTAAGTTTAGCGTATTTACATCTAAATAATTAGTAAGTGTAGTATTTTGCTTTGTATAAAACAAAGTTGTATTACTCTCTAAATTAGAGTTTACTCCTCCTACTAACTGTGGATTATCTTGGACCAATTGTAAAACGAATTCTGTAGAGCCGTAAAGCTGTATAGAAACGTCGTATAAACTTTGTCCACTTTTTACTCTGTACTCGTCCATTACGTAGTTAATCTTTTATTTCTTATACGAACAAAATCTATGTCGTACTCTAAAATATTATTTACAATGGAAAAACTAATATTTCCTACTTTGTACCCGTCGCTCTGGAGCTGCTGCTGGATCTTTCTTCTAAAGGTCTGCTGCTGGTTATTATTTGTAGAAATTTGCTTTTCTATTTCTATTCCAAGTAAAGGAAATTGTTTCCAGTGTCCTAGGCTAGAAAGTAAAATATCTTCTACGTGGTCCTCGTCGGAAAATTCTACGGAAAAGTCTCCGTTTACTATTTTTAAATCTCCGTTTTCATCCAGAGCAAAGTCCTTAACTGCTATAGCCATATTATCCTATTTTTCCGTGAGTAATATTTTCATTTTCTATATTGTCAAACTCTCCTAAACTTAGTCCTGTTATACTGGCAGACAAAGCAGCTTGTAAAGCGCTAGCTGCTCCGTTTCCTGGCTCTGGAATAGGCGGACCATTTAATATATTTATCAGTTGTTGTAATAAATTATTGTTTTTTTCGAGCTGGTTCCTAAGCTCTGGAGTGATTGTTAGTCCTCCGTAGTCATCTCCTCCTATTTGTATTTGCACAACTTCGGAATACATTACTACAAAATAATTATTTTCATCTAGTTGAGTAATGTAAACAGTTGATCCTACTACTGGCTCTATATATATTCCTTTTACGTTGCTAGGCTGTAGCCTAACGTCAAATATTTCAGCGTCTCCGTTGTTAGGCTCGACATCGCATAAATGACCACTAACATCCGTAACAGTTGCCGGAATAGATATAAGGTAATCCTCTCTTTTTTGCTTTGCAATTTTTTGTATAGCATCACGTATTTTTCTATTATCTCCTCCCATCACCCTACTTTAGCGTCTAACTCAATTGTTTGTCGATATCCTCCAAAACCTATATCGGTACTATTTACTTTAGCTAAATACTTACCATTTCGATAAGGGTATTTTTTGTCTACCAAATTAATGATATCGCCGTGTTTTATAATCTTCTCTCCAAATGTAGTAAAAGTACCTGTATAACCTTCGTATTTAACTCTTTCCAGTTCTCGCTCTGCTGCTGCCTGTAAATCAGTTTTAGATAGATTATAATAGTAAAATGTTCGTAGTTCTCCGTCAGCATCTCCCACAGTAACCTCTGTTTTTTGGTTATCAAGTCCCATACTAACCGCTACGAGTTTTATTTTTCGATCATCTATTTTGTTATAAATAAGATTGTCCGAACCCATAACTATATCTCTGGAGAAAGTTATATTATGTTCTGTTTGTAGTTCTGGTACCACTGCAATACCTGAGTATAAAGTATTTCCTCTAAAAAAAGAAAATATTCCATACTCTCGTAATTTATTGAGTACTTCTGCGATCGTAGCTCTATTGATCCTAAAATTAGGTAAAGTAAGCTCTGCGGTTGCCTCAAAATTTATATTTACTCCAGTATCTTGGTATAAATCACTTTTTTGTAATTCTCCCAACATAAAGGAAAGTAGTTCACTTAAATTTACAGTCCTAAAACTTTTAGTAATAGAAACCTGTTTTAATAACCAAAAATTATTTTCAACTGTAAAACTTATTGGGGTGGTCGGTTTTACATTGGAAACAAAACCGTTAAAAATGTTTTTTTGGTCCGGAAAATAGCCAGCCGTTACAGAAACTTTGTCTCCTCTTTTAAAAAGAGAGTCCCCCGTATCGTTTATAATTGGCTCTCCTTGGAAACGTAAATTTCTAGGGATAACAAGCTCTCCCTGCTCGGTTAAATCCTCCCAGCTTTGCATAAATGCAAACTTATTAAACCCTCTCAAAAAGAAGTTTCCTATTTGTACGTTTCCTATTAATCTAAACATTATTTAGTAATTCAACCTCTAAAGGAGTATCTGAGCTAGCCGTAAAAGAAAAGTCTACCACGTTTTGACTTCCTTGTCTTTGTGCTATATCAGAAGTTTCTATAACTATTTGTGTGATTTCTAGCGCTTGCAAAAATACTGAGGTGACCGTAACAGCCTGCGGAACTCTCATAATGTCCCCGAAATCCCTTATTAACTGGTCCGGTCTGGTACCATTTTCACCTACTAAGGTTCCGGTAGCAGATATAATATAATCTCCCTGAGCTATGTGTTCTTTTACGGTTTCGGCTCTATCGACTACTGGAGTTTTTACAATAGATTTTGAGTTTGTAACAATCATTACAATACTATCTATTCTAAAACCTCCAGGAGCATAGTTAATTTGATTACCTTCTAAATCTTCGTAATTACCCTCCTCAAAAATCAAATTTGAGTAGACAGGTAATCCCAAAGCGGATTTTGCTACCTCTTGGTCTTTTAGATCAATACTTTCTACCGGAAACTCTTTCGATTCTCCAGGAGGTAACGGAAAAAAAGAAGTAGCTAAGCCTATACGTTTTGCTCCAGTAATTACAAAGGTTTCTATGTCTGCTCTTTTTGCCATTAATCCGCTATTAAATTAACATCATTTGCAGCCGTTAAAAGTACCTTTACAACTTCGTCTCTGATTTGAGCGGTTGCGTCCGGTAAATTTTGGCTGGTAATGTTCATATTTTCGATAAGTTTATTAATATTTAGAGTTACGTTCGTAGTCTTAGGACCAGAAACCCCCTCTATATTAGTACCTTTTGTTTTTGTTGTTTTAGATTGTTCTATAGCTGCCTGAGCTGCTGGAGAGGCTATCGCTTTAGGAGTTAAAACTACTGGTTCCTCTTTTGGACCAGTCATCTGTTTTACTTCCTCCGGTTCTTCCTGTGTAAAACCTAGTTCGGTGTCAGTTAAAACCCTATTAGGATCTTCTTTTGGTCCTACTGGAGCATCCTCACCGATTAAACCTCCTAAACTAGAAAGTCCGTCCCACATAGAGCCAAAAGAGGCTCCGATATCTTTTCCACCTTTTACTAAAACCGGTATAGCGTCTACTATCCACTGTAAAAAGTCTACTACTTCCTCGATAGATTCTCCTACATTTTCCCAAATGTTATAAAATCCTTCCAAAGAACTTTCTCCCTCTTCGGAAAACATTCCAAATAATTTAAAAAAGCTAGTTGCTAATTTATCAGTTTTTTCCGCTATGTCTCCGATTGGTTCTCCAAACTTTAGTATTTCCTCTTTATTCTCCTTCATTAAAGCGACTAAAGAAGTTAAATTTTGAATTGTATCCCTAAGACCTGGAGTTAAATCCTGTCCGAATTCTATCGCTAGTCCTTCGGTTGCGGAAGTTAATTTGGTAATATCTCCAGCTAAGTTGTCTAGTCTTATTTCCGCCATCCGTGAAGCGTCACCCGAAGCGCTCGCAATCTCATTTGAATATTTAGCAAACTCCTTAGAGCCTTTAGATACTAAAATATTCATTTCTTGTATTGCCTCCGCTCCGAATAAGGTCGCTAAAGTATTTTGTTTTTGCTTATCAGTCATTCCAGTAGTAGCTCGTTCCAGCTCTTTGGTTAATCCAATAAGTCCGACAAATTGCCCATTTTGATCGAAAAACTCTAAATTTAGCTCCTTCATTTTTTCTTTCATTGCCTTTGTAGGCTTAGAAAGTCGGACCATTGCAGTACCTAAAGCTCTGGTACCTAAAGAACCTTTTAAGCCATTACTAGCCATAATACCAGTAACGGCTGCGGTCTCTGAGATAGGTATTTTTAAAGCTGCTGCGGTTGGTCCTAAATAGTTCATAGCGTCAGCTAACTGGTCCATGTTCTGGTTAGAACTTGTAACCGTTTTAGCTAACATGTCTACTACCTTTGCGGTATCTTCTGCCGGCTTTTGGAATTGGCTCATGATGTCGGAGGCAATATCCGCCGCTCTACCTAATTCTATTCCGCTTGCTGCTGCTAAATTTAAAACACCTGGTAAAGCCTCAATACTTTGCGTAGCATTATAACCAGCCATCCCTAAAAATTGCAGTCCTTCGGCTGCCTGAGCTGCTGTAAATGCGGTTGTAGAACCTGCCTCTAGTGCTGCCTCTCGTAACTTTGCAAAATCTTTGTCCGATACATCACCCAAAACAGAGCGAGCCGCCGACATAGCTTTATCAAACTCCATAGTTTTTTGGGTGGCAAAGGTAAAGGCTGTTCCTATAGCTGTTACTCCAGCCGCAGCCAGAGCCATAGGAGAAGGCTTTAGAAAATCTAACATACTGGATAGTCCTTTGGAAGTCTTTTTTGCTTGGGTGTCTAATCCATCCAAAGCACTATCTACTTGTTTTATTCCTTTTACAGCTCCTTTAGTATCGAACTCGATTTCATATGTTACCTTTTCAGCCATTATTTACAAAGCTATAAGTTCCGTTTTTATTTTTAGTTACTTTTCCGCTTATTTTAAGAGCATACCACATTTGATTGTTTAAACGGGCAAACTCTTCGTCTGTTTGTATTTCGTCTACATTAACATTAAGGAAAAAGCGCATTAAAGCGCTCTCTCTCTCAATGTGTTTCCCTCCAGTGAAAGCCTGAGCTAAGGCTATGTCCTGGTTGTGTAGAGCAACAAGAAAAGTATTTAATGAGTGTTCTAAGACATGAGCTAACTCTAGATAAGTTAATTTTGCTACTTCTTGCTCTTTCATGTCTATTCTAATTTTCCTTTCGATAGGAAGTTATATAACTGCTGTTTTTTTTTAAACCTAACATACTTAGGAATTTAATAACCTCCAGCTTACTGTCATCATATTTTTCCCAATCTTCGTCGCTTTCTTCAAGTACTAAATTTTGGGCTAATACTTCGTGAGCGGTTTCCGGATCGTCCTTGTATTGAGACATTAATTTAAAAACCGGCAAAGTCATAGGCTTAATATAAACAATAATTGGCTTTGTAGGGTCCTTTCCCTCTAAAAATTGAGTGTACACTTTAGAAACCTTATACTTATCTGCTAACTCCTCAGCAAATTTATTAGCATTGTCCCTAATTTGTGTGTACATATCAATAGCCTCTTTTTCGCTATTTGCTTGTATTTTTGTGGTCCCTGGGACCATGTTTCCGTTTTGCTCCTCTTGGCTGCTCAATTCCTGAGAGGTTTCTGTATTTCCTTCGACTTTAGCTCTTTTGTCTTTGGAAATAAACTTATTTTTGAATTTCTTTTTCTTGTTGCTCATGATTGTTATACTTTAGTTTTTCCTGCCCAGATAAAAGGTACTGCCTGCGGTAAAGAGGTGTCTCCTGCTGATCCTCCGGCTGGATCCTCTAAAAATTCCGCATTACTTAAAATGTGAGTAGTTAATTTTAAAGCGTCTGGAGGAGTATAACTTACTTGCATTTCGAAAACGCCTAAGTTTGTAATATCTCCGTCTATTGCTTGCTCTCTGAGTAATTCGAGTTCACTCTGCAATAAAGTAATAGTACCTGTGTACTCTTTAGAGTCTCGTCCTCTGCTTACTGGTTGGTCCGATGCTCCTTTAATATTCTCCTTAGTTTGGGTAATATTATACTCAATTGCTGTAGTTCCTGGAATCTCTGTATTTCCTATTTTGATACGAATATCTGCAAAAGAATATTCCGTACCGTTTACTAATGCTTTAGCCATATTTTTCTAAGATTTAAAAGGTTTATGCTACCGCAATTGCGTAAGAAAGTGGAACCTCGATAGTAGTCGCCTCTCCTACTGGAATAATAGTCGCTACTACGATAATTTTACCAGTTGCTAATACATTTTGGTTAGGATCAATAGAAATAGAATAAGCGGAAATTTCTCCGGCTGTCTCCATATCTCTAAGCGCCTTTTGTGCTGCCGTATTAAATGTCTGGATAGTTTCGTAGTTAAGTGTCCCGTCAGGATTAACAAATAATTTAGAACTTAATAAAGGTAATAAATTAGTTCTTAACTGTCGAGCTGCCTTATTAATCGTTCTATTATTCGACATAGTCGCAAAATCAGAAGTAGCAGAAATAGCTGTATTCTGAGTGTTGAAAAACGAACCGTCCAAGCCTTCACGCTTACGCACATACGTATAACGTCTAGTACTCATTAATACCTTTGTGTTTTCATCCACAGAGTTTAATAAATTTCCGTTCGCAAAAGCTGGCTCCTGGTATTCTGCTGTAGCTCCTACGTTAAATAACCCCACTGCCGCAATACTTGTAGCAACATCTCCAGCCGCTACCGATCCTAAAGCCGTTCCTACATCTCCTACAGACTTTCCTAAAGCTTGGTACAAAGTATTTCCTACGTTGTTTCCATCCTGTCCAATTCGGACCATTACCTCGTTAGCGGTAGCTCCAGAAAGAGATCCTAAGTCTGTAATATTAGTAACTGTAGAAATTTCAGCCTGGTAAACAGCTTCTAAAGGTCTATGTAAAACAAATTGCTGTTCTAAAATTGCTTGAATAAGTCCTAATTGAGAAGTAGAAAAAACTTCTTTCTTTTGCCAAATTCCGATTTGTCGAATTTCTCCGTTTGCAAAGTTTTGTACGTCTGCGATTTCCGCAAAAGTCATGGCTCCTGCTGGCTCAGTGTACAAACCTACATAAATAATTCCGTCCGGTTTTGCTCTAAAGAATTCAGAAATATGGTAATTAATTACATCCGTAATACTACCAGCTCCAGAAGCAAAAGGAGTTTCTGTACTTGTAGAACTTCCTGAGTGGACCACAGATAAAGCGTCCCCGTTAATAGATTCTCCTAAGTTCTTAGGAGCTATTACATTTACTACAGATAAGGAAGCGCCCGCAGAATATCCTGTTAAGTCGGTTTGAGCGTTAATAGCTAAAGCGATAGCCTCCGCTACGTTATCAGTTGTAGGAGTGTTTGGAATTACGGCAATACCTGAAACGGTATCCTCAAAAGAAACCGTAATAGTTTCTCCCTCTAATCCTG